TTTTATTTTTATTTTTTAATTTCAATTTTTATTTTTATTTTTATTTTTATTTTTATTTTTATTTTTATTTTTATTTTTTAATTTCAATTTTTAAATATCCATATCTTCAATTTTTTCTTCAACAATTTGAAGACTAATAGAATTAGCCCATTCAACATAAGAATGGTCAATTAAATGACCAAAATCTTTTATAGCATTTCTTATAAAATTAATATTACCAGATTCAATAGCCTTATCTATTTCATATATAAAAACATCTTGAATAGTATCATTTGGATTTTCATTTAAACTAAAATCCATAGGAAGAACATTTTCACTATTATTAAAGTACTGGCTTTCTACATTTTGATCGTTCATATTTTCATTAGATTGATAAATAAGATGACATTCAGAAAAATTCATTTATAAATTTAATATATTAAATAATAATATATTAAATAAAATTATAAAATTTAATCAATTTTATCATAAGATTTTATCATAGAATTTTATCATAAGATTTTATCATAAGAAATCAAATAAATACTACATAAAAAATTACATAAAAAATTACATAAAAAATTACATAAAAAATTACACAAAAAATTATATATAAAAATTATATAGATATTATTTCTTTATCTAGATCATTAATAATATTATTAAGATTATAATCATCATAAACATGTTTATTAAGAATTTCATCATTTTCTAAATAATATTCTTTCATAATAGGTATTAAATCAGGAAAAATATTATATTTTTCACATATATTAACATAATAATTATATTGTTTTAAAATAATATTATATAACATATCTGTTTCTTCATGAGTAAATATATAATCTTTAAAAAATTTTTTAAGTAAAATATTTACTATAAATATTTCTAATATAATGCTATTTAATTTAATATTATAATTATAGCAGAATTTATAAGTTTTTTTTAAAGTTTCATCGCTAAAGGGAATTAAATTATCCATATTATTATTATATTCTTTAATTAAAAAATCAAAATCTAATTCCTCTTTGTTTATACTATTTTCGCATACACATGTCATAATATTTGTGAAATCATTAGTATCTATATTATAAACAAATTTTTTTGATAATTCTTTTATATTATTTTCAATAATATAACCAAAATCATATATTACTATTTGACCTAGTTCTTTATATTTTCTTACTTTCCAATTTGCTTCATGTAAATCATTATGTATATAATCACATAAAAAAGTTGTATTTTTATAAAATAAATTTAATAAAACACAAAATTTTTGTTTTTCATAGTGACTAGCATCAATAGATTCTAATCTTTCTCCATCTTCAAAAGTCATAAATAAAAAGTTTTCACTATACAATAAAGGCTCTGGAATTACTATATATTCATTATTTTTATAATACTCATAAAAATATTTTATATTATTATATTCATTATTCATATTTTTTTGCTGTATTAAATTTTCAAAAAATTTATCAAAATGAAAAACAGTGCTATATTTTTTTAACAATTTAAAATTTTCTGTTAAATATATAATGAATTTAAAAAATTTAATTGAATAATACATCTGTTGTTCTAAATTAGGATGAGTAACTTTTATAGCAATATTATTATTATCATTTTTCCAATGTATATTATATTTTTTAAAAAGAGAATGCTGATTATCAACTTTAAATTTACCTTTATAAACTTGTGCTATTGATGCCGATTTAACATCAAAATCTTGATCTAATGTTATAATATCATCAAAATCATAACCAAAATCTAGTTTAAACATTTTTTTAGTATAATTTAAACTATGTTTTGAACAATTTTCATAATAATTAGAAAATATTTTTAAAATATGTTGCATCTCTTTTTCTTCTAACATATCTAAATTAGCAGTTAACCATTGTATAAATTTAATTAATACACACCCATTTAAATTAATTGTTTCATATAAAATAAATATTAAATTTTTATTAATATTATTAGTAATTTTATAATAAAATATATTACTTAAAAAAACTGTAAAAAAAATATTAAAATATATAAAATATTTACTATATAACAGAAAATCTAGAATTTTATTATAAATCATTAATATTTTCTATTTTATAATATTATAATTAATATTTATTTTATTATAAAATAAACAATAAATATATATTAAATATATTTTTTTAAAATATTTTAATGAATATTAGTGATGAAATAAAAAATATTAGTTTTAATTTTATTAGAAATAAATATCAAGAATATTTACAATCTAATAAAATATTGTTAATTAAAGAAAATGTAATAGAAAAAATAATTACAGAATTATATGATACTAATATTAAAGTTTTAAAACAAGAAATTAGAAATACATTAAAAAATAAACATAAAGAGGATTATCCTAGTGCAATGGTAGAAAATATATTATTAGATTTATTTCAGGAAAAAGAAATGAATATTGCAAATGCTGTAAAAGAAATTATATTAATTCAAAATAATAATTTAAAAAGTCTAACATTGCCTATTATCAATAATAGTTTAAATTTAAATATTTCATTAAACGATAATTATGTTAAAATTAATTCAATTAATAGTAAAAATTTAAAAGATAATATACAAGCATTAGAAATATATAAGATTATAGAAAATTATAGTTTTTTATATTCAATTAATAATATTATTTTAGAAGAACATGATGATAAAATAAATATTATAAAAAATGAAATAGAAAATACTAATAATATATCAATACAAATTTATTATTTAAAAGAAAATTGCAAAAATGATAATCAATAATTATTAATCAATAATAAATAATATAAAATATATGGAAATATGTGTTACACGTTTCAATAATAAAACATTTCAAGAAAATATAATTTATAAAAATAATAATAATTTAATAGGAACTATTTATGGTAGTCCTACAAAAATAAGTGATAAGATTTTACCAGATACTAGTATATTGGTTTTAGAAATGAATAATTCAACAAATAAAATAGAAGGAATCGGATTTATAAAAAATAAAATATTTATTGATGAAAAAAAAATAAAAATTTATAATGATAACAATTATAATCGATATATATATAAATCTAATATACGAATAGATAAGCAAAATTTTTCAAATTATGAAAAATTAATGATAGAACAAATAGAAGATTTACTTTTTAAATCTTATAATCATTGTAAAAGAGGTCATGGTATTCAAAGTATTCCTAAATTTGTAAAAAATTTCAATAATTTCAATTATGAAAAATTCATATATAGCATGTATTATAAAAGATTTGTAAAAATTGATATCAGTAAATTAAAATTAAAAATTAAAAATTAAAAATTAAAAATTAAAAATTAAAAATTAAAAATTAAAAATTAAAAATTAAAAATTAAAAATTAAAACTATAAACAAATATAATTATAATATAATTCATTATAATTATGTCTCATTTAAACAATTTGAATGATTTTAATATTAATATCGATGATTATTCTGCAGAAGAATTAATAGAGTTATTAGAATTTACTGAAGAACCATCAAAAGAAGAAATAATTGAAAAAGTTAATCATTTAAATGATAATCATTTTAAAGAAAATAATAATTTACGTCAATTTTTTTATAATGTTCAAAATAAATTATTAAATTATTTTGAAAATAGTGAAACAACTTATTTGACACAAGATATATTACCAAATAATAATTTAATAGAAAGTATGGCTAATTTAGAAGATGAATATCAAGATGATTTAATAAATACAAATACAAATACATTAACTACAAATACAAATACATTAACTACAAATACATTAAATACAAATACAAATACAAATACAAATACATTAAATACAAATACAAATACAAATACAAATACATTAACTACAAATACATATACAGATAATATAAATGAAGATATAGTAAATATAAATGAAGATATAGTTAATATAAATGAAGATATAGTTAATATACAGATAAATAATGATGTTATAGAAAATTATGAAGTTTATAATTATCTTCATTTTAATACATTATTTAGAAGTAAAAATAATCAACTATTAGAAACACAAGTACCATCTACAAATAGTAATTTTATATTAGCTACTCCAATTAATAATATTAATCAAATAAAATTAGCATCAATAAATATCAAAAAACCTTATTTAATTTGTGAGCCAAAATTAAATAACAAATTTATTATAAAAAAATACATCAAAAACCCTACCACCTCAGCATTTATATGTGATTTATCGCAAGTAATAACAATAGAAGATGGTTATTATAGTGAACCACAAGAATTAGAAGATTATTTAAATAATACATATTTTTATAAATCAAATAAATCAGAATATCAAAATAATTTTTTAGAACATATAATATTTTCAATAAATGCTAATTCAAAAAAAATAAAATTTGATTTATCATTTAACTATTCTAATGAGCAAGAATTTTCTTATTTTGAATTAGATTTTAATAGTAATTATACTCCATATTATTCTTTAGCTAATATTTTAGGTTTTGATAATTATGTTAATGCTTCAAATTCATATAAATTTAAATCAATAACAAATAAAACCATATTATCTCCATTTACATACTCGAATAAAGGTAATAGTGAATTATTTTTCTGTTTTGATGAATATCAATCAAATATTGTAGAAACGCATAAACTATTTTTGAATAATAATATGTCTACAAATAAAATATTAGCAAAAATTGATACATCATCAGCAAATAAAGATAACAATTATTATATTAATATTACATATTCAACAGACAATAACAGAAATGATAATATTAGAAAATATGATGGATTAATTAATTTACTGAATTTTAATATAAAAATAATAGATTATTATGGAAATATAATTAATACAAATATTAATGAAAATTTCACATTTACATTTGAAGCTAAAATTATACAAACGCGTTTAATTAAAGTAAATTAATAAAAAATATAATATTTGCTATATATAATTAATGATACATGTTGAGAATTTAAATAAATCTACAATTGTTTTAGCTTCTGATTGTAAACATAATCCAAAATTATTTTCATTAATTAAATCTTTAATTAAAAAAAAATTCAAAGATGAAGATAAAGAAAAATTAAAGATATCAATAATAATGACAGGTAGATATGGTTTTAGAAATAAAACAAGAAAAAAAATATTAGAAAATACTAAAAAAAAATGTAAAGAATGGAATTATGAAAAAATATTTGGTTTACCAATAGAATTTATAGATTGTTCATCAAAAAAAAATATAGATAATTTTAAAAAAAGCATAGATTCAACTTCTATAATATGGGTTATGGGTGGAGACACTTTATATTTAATGTATCATTTAAAAAAAAGTAAAATGGATAAATATATATGTGATAAATTAAAAGAAAAAAATATGATATATGTTGGTTGTTGTGCTGGAGCAATTATTGCTGGAGACTCCGTATATCCAACATTTATTGCTAGAAATTATAAAAAATCTAAAAGATATTATTTAAAAAATACATACAAAAATAACCATTGGACAAAAAAAAACCAAAAAGCATTACAATTAGTTCCTAATATGGATATATTACCACATTGTAAAAGAAGTAAAACCATAAAATATAGAAAAAAAAATATATATTGTTTACCAGAATACAAACCATTAATTAATGATAAATATACAAAAAAATAACCATAAAATTTACATAAAATAATTAATTTTTACATAAAATAATTAATTTTTCTATAAAATTAATTATTTTTTAAAGAAATTTTAAATATATTATAATTTAAATACGTATATGATGACAATCATCACTCCTATTACTATTTTGTTTAGTATAAACAATTTGCCATAAACAAATTCCTCTATTTTGAAAATTAGCTGCACAACCTAAAAGATATAATTTCCACATTCGTCTAAATTTTTCATCATAATTTTCTAAATCAGACCAATCACCAATATTATTGTACCAACAACGTAATGTTTTAGCATAAGATAAACCGAAATTTTGCCAATCTTCCAAATGCCATTTATCAATAAAATTACCTGTTAAATTTTCAATATGTGGTAATTGACCTTCTGGAAAAATATATTTATTAATGAAACTATGTGGATGCCATTTTCTATAATTAGTTCCTATAGTATGAATAAGCATAATTCCATCTGATTTCAATAGTTCATAACATTTATTATAATATTCATGATAGTTTTTTCTACCAATATGTTCAAACATTCCAACAGAATAAACCCTATCAAATTTACCATTTAAATGTCTATAATCTTTTAATTCTATTTTAACATTAGGATGTGAATAATGTTCATCAGCATAAGCTTTTTGTTCTTTTGATAAAGTAACACCTATAACATATACATTATAATTTACCGCAAGATGTGATGCTAATGAGCCATATCCACATCCAATATCTAAAATTTTCATATTAGGTTTTAAATCTAATTTTTTTGCTATTAGTTCCATTTTGGCATATTGAGCTTCATCCAAAGACATATTAGGTTTATTAAAGTATGCACAAGTATATTGCATATGTTTTCCTAACATTTTTTTATATAAATCATTACCTATATCATAATGATGTGAAACATTTTTTATAGAACTTTTAATTGAATTATTTTCTATAAAATTTTTAATTTGTTCTTTTAATTCCATAAAAATAAAATTAATAGATTGTTTTTTAATTTCATATTCTAATATTTCAGATTTTAAAAATAATTCTGAAATAGTAGATTCTAAATCATCAGAATACCAATCACCGTCCATATAAGATTCAGCTAAACCAATCTCACCACTTCTTGCTATTCTTGAATATAATCTATTATTTTTTACAATAA